CGCCGTCTTTCGTGTAACTTCCAACGACTATGTCTCCGATACGATTGACTCTGACGGTGTCTCCAACGTTCCTAATTTCGCCTTCGTAATCCGTGTTCACGAGTTGCTTAAATACAAGGTCTTCATCGAGGTGTTTCAACAAACGTGCCGACCAAATTTCTGGTATAAAATTATCAAGTGCCATATGCTTTCATCTCCTCATTTAAGATTTTTTAATCTGCCTTCGTCCCACAATTTGTTAATTTGTTCAGGTGTCATATCTTTCAGCATTTCCTTAGTTATCGTGCCCTCAGGCTTAATAGGCTGAGTAGGCAATTTGCCTTTGAGCTTGTCTTGTAATAGAGCTTGTGCCGCATCATTTATCTGCTTCCTTAGGACTTCCAACTTCTTTTGTATCTCGTCCTCTGAATTGCCATCTATAAGCTCTGCTACGTCTTCACTAAGCCCCGCCTGAGTCACAAGCAACTTCTTTTTCATGTTCAGTAGTTCCTGTTCTTTCATCTTCAAGAGTTCTTCATACTGTGCCTTAGCACGCAACTCCTCTTCTTGCTGTTTCTTCTTTAGGTTCTCTTCTCTCGTCTTAATGGCTTCGGTGATTCGTCTGTCGATGAGCTTCTGTAGTTCCGCTTTCGTTAGAAACTCATACTCGTCTGGATTGATTCCAAGTTCTTTGGCTTTGTCAATTAGCAAGGACTTTGGGTCTGCCTGTGTTGTGCCAGTGGTCTCATTCAATGCTTCCCACTGCTTTACATCCGTTTCGTCGTGAAGTGCTTTCTCTGCCCCAGTTTGCTGTTGCTGAGAAACACCCTTCATCTCTTCTGCCATACAATTACCTCCCTTATTTGCCCGTTGCCCACGAGCACTCTGATTGTGTAGCTATCTCTTTTGCCTTATTAGCTATTGCACTATCTTGTTGTGTTATCGCTCGTCTATATGCCGCCAATAAGCCTGCACATGAGATTTTCCACTCGCCATCCACATATTTCTTGTACGGATACCGCCTTCCTTATTCCACTAGCGTCTCGTCAATTACGCTGGTGAGGAAACACATGCAATTTGGATGAGCTGGCGCACCGTTATAAGGCACTGCGTCTGGTGGATATACGCCCATCCCCAAACCTATATCGGTGGTAGCAAGTTCAGTACATATATCATCGCCAGCATGTTGATGTGACAAATTCCACTTAATGCCTTTGATGAAACCTAGTTGCTTAGCATTTTCTACATACTCTGCCCGCCACGCTCGCTGAATCTCTGTGCGTGACACTCGCAACGCATTGTACTCCATCTTCTCTTTAGTATAGTTAGCCACGATTTTAGCTACCTTGTCAGGCTCTGCGTTGCTAATCATCTTCTGTATATATCTCGGGATTTCAATGACCTGTTCATTCTTTGCTAACTCTTTTGCCAGCTCTTTAGCAGATCGACCAGAGAATACTGTTTCTAATATCTTATTCTTAACTGTGGCCTGCATCTGCTCTGCATTTTTCCACACACGTTGTGATAAGTTTAGGCCGTTAATTTGGTAATTGAGCCAAGTGTTATATGCTAATGGCTTTCGTACGTTTACTAGTGTTTTAACATCAGCCCCGATTTGCCTCAATACTCTGCCAGTGGTCGGATTTATCAGATATACTCTGTTTCCTACTTTAATTTTATCACCAGCACTATTCATTATATCAATTAACAATTGCTCTATTGCAAGTTGTTCGCCTTTCTGACCGTATATGCTTAGCATCGCTTCAAACTCCTTTGTGTGTGCCTCAAATAGCTTCGCTAAGCCAGTTGCTATACTCTTGGGTATTTTACTCGTGATTTCCTCACTCAAAAGTAAGCGTTGTAAGTCCTCTAGAAACGGATTAAGTATATCAGCCCGATATTTCTTCTCAAACTCCGCAAGCAATGGCTTAATTGGTGGTCGTGCCATCGTCTCCACCTTCGTCTAGTCGATATACGTCAGGTGATTCGTCCATCAACCTCTTGATTTCCTCATCTGGATTGTCTATATATGGCATCTTTCGCATCGCCGTCTCTTTACTCATTAGACCGCCACTCACCATTGTAAATATGTTATTGATAAGCTCGCTCTCATTAGTCGGCAAATTGATAGATATTTCGATGTTCAAGTCGTTGATGTTTACCTTTGAGTTATTAGTTAGCTCATATACCTTTGCCAATAATGCATAACGTCTTAATAGGCCGTCTTTGAAGTTCATTGCCTTCTCTTGTGCCCTGACTAACGATACCATGTAGAACATCTTCAAAGCAACTCCAGATACACTAGTCACCGATTTCGGGTCAAAGAATATTCTTGGCAGCATTGCAATGTCAAAGAACGATTCCTTCAGTTTGTTATAAAGCCAATCACTAGCCCCGATATTCTGATCCCAAGTTAAATACTTTGCATCTGCACCTTTTTCAAAGTTCAATATCTTGCCCTTCCCTTGCAAACTATTAAGCCTCTGACCGAATACTAAAAGTAGTGGGTCACCATGATATTTGTTAGTATCGGCCACGTCACTTATTAGCGTTTCCATCTCTTCAATTATAGATTGCAAGTCCTCTAAGTCACTTCTAACTTGCCTGTGGAAAATGTCATTGATGTAGTGTACTATAGGCAAGCCAAATAGATTAATAGCTGTACTAATTTGTGTGCCGTCGTTGTACTCCGCTGTCTCGTCATCTGTGAATATCCTGACTATCTTGTGCTCAACACCGTTATAGTCCATTTCACTATACTGCTCTGCAAAGTAATCTAAGTCCATATAGTCATTCCAGAATGGCACACTCGCCATACCATCGATGAGCCGTACCCTCAAATTGCCATCACTATCAAAGAAGATATGCTCAAATGCATTGCCGAATACGGATGTGGCTTCAAAGAGCTCTGCATTGTGCTTATCAATTTGATTGAATGTGTGGAACTGCTTGATAAATGCAGTGAAGTCCTCATCTGGATGTGTTACCTTTACCGGCTGTGAAAGAATGAGGTAGACGAAGAACTTTACTGCAAGTTTATAGTAGTTGAGCATTACCTTCGATGTACGGAAGGCTTCATCACCAACAATCTTATCGGGCTTGTTCTGTATCTTGTGCCGACCATAGTAGAGGTCGTACATTTGTATTGCCCTCGATTGTTGTTGAAGTGCATAACTCGTATTTAGTAACTTAAGTATCTCGTTTGGGCTTGACATTATCAGAATACCCCCCATTCATCTTTGGTGAAGATTTTCGTTTGCATACGACACAAGTGTGTGTATACTGCATATCTTAGTGCATCCATCGTGTGGTTCAAAAACTTCACCGGTTCTTCGAGCAAGTTACCCTCTTTATCCTCTCTCCATTTGTAACTTTCGATCTCCTTTATCATGTTGGTACAGTTTTCGGAGATGTAGATCTTATGCCGTTTAAGAAAGTCTATGCCCGCTTTGACATCTTTATCTGACGGTGTGGCATAATAGCCAGCCCGAATTAACTCTTCTATTCTTTGTGGCTCTGCACTGTCACAATATATCTGTGCATTCGGTTCTGTGATGAAGTTCCTCAATAAGTCAATTAACTCCTGATTTGTCTTGTATCGCTCGTATAATTCATCAAGCACGTAGATGTCATTATCTCGGATTCCTATCTTCAAACATGCTGTTGGATTATTATAACCGAAGTCCAGACCGTAAATTATCTCATCGAAATTCGTAGGCAATTCACTTATAATAGTGTAGTTACTATAGATTTTATTCTTCAATGCCGCATATTCGCCTAACGCATATATTCTGTAAAATGTTTCGTCTTGTTCTATCAATTTTTCCAGCGTCTGTATGTACTCTCGATCTAGAAATGGGTTGTCCTTGTACCATGTGTGCAATACTTCTACGTCTTTGTCTACCTTGTCATAGAATTGCTTCTTTGTCCACCCATCGAGCGAGTTGTACGTGAGATACATCTGATTCTTGGTCTCAGTCGCACGTCTCAATCTCAGCTTCAGCTGTAAGTAGTCATTGTACTCGAACTCGGTCGCCTCTTCCATCCATATATAGTTGAACTCTGAGGACTTGATCTTCTCTGGCTCATCTATCCCTCTGAAGAAAATTACGTTGCGTCTTGGCAACTCTATCGTCTGATCCACTTTGTGCTCTATATATGGCACATTAAGCTTATTTAGTATGTCTATAACTAGACGGTATGAAGTTAAACGTAGGCTCGGATTGTACTTCCTTGCAATTAATAAATGCTTGTTCTTCTGATTAAGTAGCTTCTCTATAATAAGAAATTGGGCCACAGTATAAGATTTGCCACTTCCAGCCCCGCCATAGACTACTACTTCTTTTGCCCTCGCACGTTGTAGAAATCTATACGTTTTGCCTATCACGTCGTGCACAGCGTTATTCGGATCGCTCTGCGTCGTCTCGGCTGTCAACATACCGCACCTCTATTTTGAAGCCATCCTTGTCTGAAGTTAAATTAACATTGTCACGCTTGCCCCACTGCTCAGGATACTTCCTTTCAAGAAACCACGCAGACGCTTGCCAATTGCCTTTGTCTGCAGCTTGCTGAATAATGGTGAGGTTTCTATCTATAGCATCAGCCTCTGCTTTTTTGATAGAGTTAAAGAAGTCTCTTTCTAAGCTATTTATTCCTTTATTTTCGTCGACCTCACCTTGTTGCATCCATCTATACCATGTAGGTTTACTTATTCCAAGAATATCCATAGCAACCTTGTCATAGTTGCCCCTTGCTATTATATCAGCTGCCTTCTCTATTAATTCAGGTGTTAATTTACCTTTTGCGCCGATTTTATTTTCAGACACATCGCTCACCTCTTTTAGCATTTCTTGACTTCTTCAATCTCCAAATTCTGGTATCTATACTCGAATAGTTTACGCTTTAATTTATACACGTCAGTTTTTATTCCCTTAGTATCATACACCTTAATTGTGCCATCAGGATACTCTACTTGGAAATCAGCTACATAATAGATAGGATTGAAATGATTGCCCCGCTTTGCAAAGCCCTCTTGAAGGAGATATTTAGGATGGACAATGAGATTGACTATCTCTCCGCTTTCTAGGAGTACTTTGAGTTTGAGATAAAACTTGGCCTCTAACTTCGAGTCAAATTTATACCCATCAATCTCAACTTTTCTGTTGTTATACTTCTTAGGTGTGCCTAATTTAGTATAGGCCTCATCAATATCATTTGTCAAGTCTGAAATTGAGTTAGGTATCCCTTTCTGGCGTCGTTTTGGCTTCATTTGCTATCGTCTCCGATGTTTTGCACAAGCTTAGAGACTTCTTCTTGCATTTTCAAAAGTTCTCTTAATACTTGTAGGAGATATGCAGTACGGATTTGTACTAAGTTATTAATTATATCGGCCACAGTTTACACCTCCCATACTTGCTGTGTTAGTAAATTAACAAGTAAAGTTATTTGAATGTTGTTATCCCCCGCTAAATTATTATCGAACAAAATCTCACAATATGGATAGTAGTCTTTGCTGTCTAGTATTATTGTTTCTTTGATAATTGAAAAGCCTTGATTCTTTGCTTGGTTAAGTAGTGAGGCCAGCGTTAGCTGACCCACTACGTTGAGCTTGCTTGTGTCTACTGGCTGAACTTTGGCGCTGTTTTGCATCTCATTTATCTCTCTCAATATTTCCAGCATCTCATCGTCTACTTCAATTTCCATAATATTGCTCACCACCATATAGTATATTAACACTTGGCACTATCATAAATTGGCCTCCTCTGCATCCATTATTTTTTGTTTGAGCAACTCTTTCCTACGTGCCCTCGCTAAAGTTTCTACTGTATCAGCTTTATGGATGTACGTTATCTCGGCATCTACGAGCTCGCAATTTAGGAAACCAAATTTATACCCTGAGCTGACACCCATTTGGCCTGTCACTAGGTCTTTAACTGCAAATTGAATGTTGTGCCCGTCTATCCTGACTTCTAAATCGATGTATAATGCATCGCAACTCCTAGATATTTTTTCTACGAATAATCGCTCGCTTATTTTACCGTCTATATACACCGACGACGAGGCACTTGATCTGACTCTGTCATATGTCCATATTATAGTGAGCCACACTTTACGGTTCTCATCTAAATACAGCCTAACATAACTATCAGGCTTAAATGTGATGTGTACCTTATATATTTGCAGTGCCATGATTGCCCCTCCTTCAGTTTAATTATACCACACAGTATTATATTGACAGGATTATTTTATGGTGGTTTGATTAATTATCCCTTTGCGCACATATTTGTTAGAAGTCTTATCGCTGAGATAAGGCTTCTTTTTTTGCCCGCCAAATGAGGTCTGCTACACCTGTTAAATCGAATTTGAAGTGCACTGGCCCATCAAAGTACCAGTCTAATTCTATTATCATCAGCTGAGATGTGCATAACCTGTCTATCACCTTTGAGGCACTTAGAAATACTAGATATGGGCTTAATCGCGTTTGTACTAAACTAAATTCTTCAATTTTGTTATCCCATCTAATTGCCGCAGTTACAAGTCGGTCGTGCTTGTTGATTGTTGTGCCAGTGACATTGCACGAATCACTAAATTTAATCGCCACCAATTCAATATCTCCATCAAATCTAACTGTTATTTGTGCCTTCGTATCGTCATATGGAAATCTCAACGACTCAATTGGCTTTACAAACGGCGAATATACTTCCCATATTTTCTTTCCTGTCATAATGCTTTCTGTTACCCGAACGCGCCATTTACGCTTGAATTTCATAGCTATCCCCCCCCTAAAGTTCGTCGAGTAT